CTGCTTCTTCTCGGGCTAGGCGTGCTGCTTCTTCTCGGGCTAGGCGTTTTGCTTCTTCTCGGGCTAGGCGTGCTGCTTCTGCTGCTGCTGATGCCAGTTCTTGCTTATCTTCAGATTTCTTAGAAGGTTCTCTATCCATCCCACCCTTCTGCGGATGTTGGTTTGTCCTGATTATCGTAAATAAATACCGACATATAATGATTGAAATTGATTTTGATGCTTGTATTGCATTGAACTCTTTGCTATTTAAGTATTGTCTACTATATCCATTAAAAAAACTGGAGTGATAATTATGACTAACATATTGTTCGCTGTTCACCAAAAACCATACTATTTTATCAAACTCTTGGATTGTTAATCCTCCTCTTTTGTTGAAAAATCGGACCAATGCACTGGCATTATCAACGCCAAAAAGAAAATTACTTACCTCGTTCTGTGGAAAACTGATAATTAATAATAATACAACTTCGCGATACATGTAAAATAATTTACTTGTAAAGTCAATATTTATCGCGGCAATCTCACTATAATTTTCCATACGTCCAGCGGTCACGGTGCTTTCATTTTTTAATCCTAATCCTAATCCACCTTTAGCACCACTACCTCTACCAGACATAGCAGTTTCTATTATGGATTCACCTTATATACTACTACATTATCACGATAAAAAATAACACAGCTTTTCTATCGTCGCTTTCCCGATACCTCGTTTGCTGTCCATCGCAATATCCGCGAAACACTCAGAAACGTGCTTCATTTTGTTTTTATTCATTGACGCAGATGCAGATGCAATGGGTTTATTGTGCGTTTGTTCCGTTATTATTACTAATTCTGATACAGAAGATTGATGACCTGAATTCGGCGACGGTGGGGACAATTTCGGCGATAAACTTTCTTCGTAATCATTGATTTTCCGTTGTAAATCTGCTAAAAATTCGTAAAGTGAACCGTTGTATTTCGAGAGAATCGCCGACGCGATTTTTGCGCTAACTCCTGGAACCTGTGCGAGCATAATCTCACCAATATTCTCTCGCGTGATGTAGTCTCGCTTTTCTTTTTTGGCTGCGACTTCACTATATGCTTGTTGTGTATCCTCTTTTTCTAAAGGTCCTTCCTTCTCGACTTTATCTGCAAAATGGAGAATAAAGTCGGCGGTTTCGTCTATATTCATCGTTCGGACGACCGAAAACCCTTTATAATAAAGAAGTGAAACCATCGCGCTCTGAAGAGCAGACTTCGTTATCCGGTTATTATGATTGCGTGATTCGTCATAATGTGCGAGGTTACCTTCAATAATATAAACGATATTATGATGACAAAACCCATTTGCAGCGGCTTCTTCCAATAGACGGAATGATTGCTCTTTATATCTCCCGTCCTGGATACTTGCTGCAAGGTCATTTAGTGTCTTTCTCTCAAATAGGACGATGTCGCGTCCGTGTCCGTTTAAAATAATATCACCTAAAGGCAATCTCTCGGATTTGATTTCGTGACACGTCGCGATGGATAAATGATGAGGAGGTGATGTTGATGTTGTTGGCTTTCGTTTTTTTGAATTCGCATTTACGTTTCCGAGAGATTTTTTGGGGTAAGGAACATTCATCGTCATTCCATCTCCAAGGTCCATTACATAATAATCCTTCGGTTCGGCGGGTGCGGGGGCAGGTGCGGGTGCGGGTGCGGTGGCGGGGGCAGTGGCGGTGGCTAGAAGTGCAAGTAATTCTTTCTCTCGGCAGTCAATTTTTATAATCATAGGATGAATTACATAACAATACAACTCTGTGTTTATATTGTTATTGTGCCAGATTACAACTTTGGTCCAGAGTGACGTGCTGGGTTCAATCTCTCGGTGAAGCGGAATAGAAACTCTTTATTCTTGGCAGGTTCAACGATTGTGTTTCTCATTGCGAAGCTACGCATCTGACCTGTCCCTGCAGGGATAGCGCCACCTTTCTTATCACCACCACCGTGTTGTGTATCCGTGTGAATTGCGTTTGTTGGACCAGTGCTATTAAATAAAACGCGACGCGCAACTTTGCTGTTTACCATAATTGTAACTAGATATATAATTATAGTATAATAAATAATCCTTCATCAATCAAATGTGATAAATGTATAGAATCGTTTCGCTTTGATTTAAGCCTTAGCAGGGGCACAGTTCTTATTGAAAGGCTGACGACCCACACCTCCAGTCAATTTGCAGTTAAAGACGAGATTATTATCCTTCAAATACTGATATTGTTCTGCGCAGGTTGAAAAACGAATCTTAGCCAAGCAGTCGCACGTCATACCTCCCTGACGGTATGCCACAGAAGTCCAGGTGCCACGTCCGACCTTGGGGGCGGAACCAGGCATACTTCCAAAATGACAACCCTTACTCACGAGGGAACGAATACTTGAAATCCTCTTGGGGCCACTTAATACCATTGTAATGCTGAATTATAAATAATAACGATATAAAAAATTGATTGTATTTTGCTTAAATATAGTATAATTGATAATCTATTCTTCATATTGAAATGTTTCGTCTTCGTGACTGTAGTAGTAGCATCGGTGGTGGTCGGGGTGGTCGCGGCGGTCGGGGTGGTGGCAGTGGTGGCAGTGGTGGCTCAGACGCCGAGAGTTCTTCCGAAAATGAGAATATACTTCTAAATATCGTTGATGACCACGAACATTCATTGATTGGAGAAAGCGAAAGCGCTCGCACTGGAAAGAATATATACAATGACGACGATATTATACGCGTAGATGGTGGCGGGTATATTTTCAATCCATACAATACTGAAAATATAGAAGTAACTCTTCCCGAGGTTGAAAGCATTCTCAAACGTTACGGCGTCCCCTCGCAAGTCCACAATTTTGAACTCTACCGACGGGCATTCATCCATCGTTCCTATACAAAACGCCCTAAAGCGCTAAATGAGTTAGAAAATGTATCGTTTATAGAACGCCCGGAAGGCGCGATGCCTCTTTATCAGAAATCAAATGAGCGTCTGGAATTCGTCGGGGATGGCGTGCTAGAGTGTATAACAAAATATTACCTTTACCGGCGTTTTCCTAAAGAGAATGAAGGCTTTATGACTGAGAAGAAAATTGCGATTGTTAAAAATGAAACCATCGGCAAATTTGCATTGGAAATGGGGTTAAATCGGTGGTTTATTATTTCCAAACATTCAGAAGAAAAAAAGACGAGAACCAATCTAAAAAAATTGGGATGCTTGTTTGAAGCGTTTATCGGAGCACTATTTTTGGATTTTAACCGCGTTACGATTCACGATGACGATAAATGGTTTGAGAAAATATTTACATCCGGTCCAGGGTTTCAAATTGCTCAAATCTTCATTGAAACCGTGTTTGAGAGGCACATTGACTGGACGAATCTCATCAAAAATGATGACAATTACAAGAATATTCTCCAGGTGAAGATACAGAAGGAGTTTAAGACAACACCCGATTATATTGAATTGTCACGAGATACAGAAGGTGGATATGAAATGGGGTTGTATTTATGTTTAGGACAACCATTACATGAAGTCATCGGGCAGCCTTCCGCGGCGATTCCGTTTGATTCGTTATCGGATGGATTTGCTGGCATTCATCGTATTTGCCAGGAAAATGGAGGAAAAGCATTTGTCTTCTTTGCACGCGCTACACATAAAATCAAGAAGAAGGCAGAACAAATCACGTGCGAAATCGCGATTAAACAAATCGCGCGGATTGCGAAATAAATATAATCGTATATGTTAGTAATATCTCATTTCATTCCTATGAATGTATTGAAACAATATAATCTTACAAGTCGCCCGGCGGTTCGTTCATCAGCGGCAGTAGATGCGAAAGAGGGTGTCGTTGTGAATTTTGTTCGTAAATTACCAAGTGATGTATTTAAAAAACCGCGGAATGTAACGGGTAATCAGCCAACAATTCGTGAAAAAGAACCAGAATTACCGGTGGAAGGTAGTAGCAGTATTCAAGAAGAGCCTGCTACAGCGGCAGCGGCAGCGGCGGGGACGGCGAAAGGAGTTTTTCTTGTTGATAAACGACACACGGTTGATTTTGACCGAGACGCAATTATGGCGAAAATAAGGGGGTCGCGTATGGCTCCAGGTGTTGTTCCATTACAACCGACTTCTTTTTCTAATAAATTTGAATCTATGACTGATACATCAAAACCAGGAGTTGGTTCTTCTTCTAGCGAGGCCGAGGCCGAGCCCGAGGCCGAGCCCGAGGCTGCATCCTTCGCTCCTGCTGCCGTTATTAAATTACAAAAACGCGCGGTTTTACCGTCTGACGAAATTGTTAAACAAACGAAAGCATCAGCCGCATTAGCAATTGCAGAAGCAAATGAACCGTCTGATTTTGAAGAAATGCGGATGCCGCAGCCACCACCACCTTCTTCAGATGAACCGGAAAAAGTAGCCACCGAAGCAGGTGAAGCCGCTCCTCCAAAAAAACGAATGATTCGCCCAAAGCCGAAAGCAACCGCCGTAAATTCAGTAAGTGCCGCAACTGTCGGTGTAAAGGCGGCTGTTAAGAAAATCAAAGAACGCGAAGACTCAACCGTGAATATCGCTGCTTATAAAGTGGGTGATACCATCGTCGCAACACGACTCCCTACCCCACGCCCACTTCCCCAGGTCCAAGCATCCGAATTTTATATGAATAATCGCGCAAAATTCATCCAATATATTAACGCATTGTTTCGCCCGTATCGCGATGAACTCACTTCCGGTGAAAAAGATATAACGTGTGAGGCACTTTACGGCGGCGATGATACTGCATCTGTAGCTCTACTTACTCATCAGAAAATCGTCCGGGATTATCTCAATATATATTCGCCTTACCGCGGGTTATTGCTATTTCACGGCCTTGGTAGTGGTAAAACGTGTTCCTCTATCGCCATCGCAGAAGGCCTCAAGACATTTAAGCGTATTATTGTTATGACACCAGCATCTCTTCGTATGAATTATATTGAAGAAATGAAGTCAAAATGCGGCGACCTGATGTATAAGAAAAACCAGTATTGGGAATTCATTGACTCTCGTGGTAATCCCGAACTTACCCGTGTTTTATCGCAAATCCTGATGTTTCCTGATGATAAATTTGTACGCGCAAATGGCGGTGCGTGGATGGTAAATGTCACCAAACCCAGTAATTATGAAACGGAACTCACCGCGAGTCAGCGTGTTCGCGTAGACCGTCAAATTGACGAAATGATAAATACCAAATACGACTTTATTAATTATAACGGTCTTCGCGCTGAAAAGTTGAAAAGTATGACAGATGGATATACTCGTAATCCATTTGACAATGCAGTCATCATCATTGACGAAGCGCATAACTTTGTAAGTCGTATTGTGAATAAACTCAAACGGTCTACGTCTATGGCATATCGGTTATACCACTTTTTATTATCAGCACAAAATGCGAAGGTCGTTTTATTAACCGGCACGCCCATTATTAACTACCCCAATGAAATCGCAGTATTGTTTAATATTCTTCGTGGTAATATTGACAACTGGGTCTTTACGATTAGCGAAGGTGGGGCCGGGGCGGGTGCTGCCTCCGGCAGTGGTCGCTTAACATTAGACACATTTAAAAGTATATTCGGTCTGAATGCACCTGGAACAGTGGCAAAAGGTCTAGGACGCGGAAAAGCGGCGTCGGGGGCAGCAGCGGGGGCTATGGGTGCAGGATTTGCAAAGGGAATTGGACTTTCATTTGACTATATGGACTATAATACGCGCACTAAAAAATTAATCATTACACGAAATCCGTTTGGGTTTGTCCGTGATTATGATGCAGTATCTGCAAAATACCGAGGCGTGATTCGTCGCGGAGACCCATCCGCAATTATGACAAATGGAGCGCCGTCAGATGCACCATCAGGGGCGCCGGGAGCTGCAAGTATTGCAGTTGTAGATACGACTGCAACGGAAAATGGTCTTCTCTCAGATGCCGCATTTGAACGCGCGATTGTGCAAAAACTCCGCGAAAATGGTATCTCTGTTATTTCAGCGACAACAAACAAACAAGAACCATTTACTGCACTTCCTGATAAATTAGATGACTTTAATAGTTATTTTATTGACCCAAATACATTAGACTTTAAAAATCGCGACCTATTCATTCGTCGTATTCTTGGATTGACATCATATTTTCGCAGCGCGCAAGAGAAATTACTACCAATGTATGACTCCGCGACAAATTTTCATCTAGTTGAAGTGGAAATGAGCGATTATCAGTTCGCAATTTATTCGCGTGTCCGCGACCTTGAACGTAATCAAGAGTCCAATATGAAAAAGAAAGCGAAGAAACGAGGTGCAACGGCGGCAGCAGCTGCAGCAGCAGCAGCAGGAAAGAAGGGTGGCGACGGAGGCGAAGGCATCTATGACGATGTTTCATCCACTTATCGTATTTTTTCGCGCGCATTCTGTAATTTTGTATTTCCACCATCCATTCGGAGACCCTTACCTGGCGATGATATAACCGGTGCAAGCGAAATAGAAAAATCTGCAGCACGAGGAACTCTTCCAGATGCGGGAGTTATGGGTGATGCCCACGAGACTGCCGATATGTTGGCCGCGCGTATTGCACGAGCAATGGACATCGGTGTAACCGGTGCTGCTAAAGGGGCACCAAAACGCGGACGTAAACCGAAAGGTGCGGCGACGGCGGAGGCGGAGGCAGGGGCAGAAACATCCGGAAGTAAAATGATGGATGAAAATATGTTAGATGGAGAGACTGGTCAGGGTGATAATAGCGATGAAGATGATACCGAGATGGTTATTACTGGAGAACATTCCGATGCAGTGGCGGCGGTTATGTCTGGAAAAAAACCGGCGTTGTCTGGTAAAAAAGACTACGTCGCGCAATACCAAGCCGCTATAAATAAAGCCATCCGCGACCTCAAAATCAGTGCAGGTAGCTTTCTCATTCCGGAAGAACTTGCAACATATAGTCCTAAATTCCTTCATTTACTTCATAATATCTTGGATAAACAGCACGTCGGTCTTCATCTTGTATATAGCCAGTTCCGCACATTAGAAGGTATCGGTATTATCAAACTGATTCTGGAAGCAAATGGATTCTCTCAATTCAAAATAAATCGGTCGTCAACTGGTGACTGGACGATTGATATGACATCGGAAGAACAAGAGCGGCCGTGTTTTGCCTTGTATACTGGAACAGAAACCGCCGAAGAAAAGGAAATCATCCGCAATATATTCAACAGCAAGTGGAAAAATGTGCCAAAGAGTATCATTGAACAACTCTCGCCTCGTTTCACAAACAATATGTATGGTGAAGTGATTAAGATTCTTATGATTACTGCATCTGGTGCAGAGGGTATCAACTTACGAAACGTGCGATATGTTCATATCACTGAGCCTTACTGGCATCCTGTCCGCACAGAACAGATTATCGGTCGTGCTCGTCGTATTTGTAGCCATATTGACCTTCCCGAAGAATTGCGAACAGTGGACGTTTTTCTTTATATTATGCGATTCACTGCGCGCCAAATTGCAAGTGACAATGACGAGTCGTTGAATATTCGTATGAATGATAAGAGTAAAACCGATGGGGTGACGCCGATGAGCACCGACCAATCTCTTTACGAAATATCCAATATCAAGGAACGGATTACACGCCAAATATTGACAGCGGTCAAAGAGTCATCCTTTGATTGTATGATTCACGCAAATGCCTCTGCGAAGGAACGCCTTCAATGCTACTCGTTTGGCGTAGAAGTAGGTGATGAAACACTCGCGTATCAGCCTAACATTGCGACGGAAGAGGACGATAAGACGAAGAAATTGAACAAACAAACAAAAACACTTGCACTGCGGAAGTTGACTGTGAATGGAAAAGAATATGCGGAAGACCCCGACACGCATATCATTTATGACTTGGAATTGTATAAAATGGGGAATTTGGTGGAACGTGGACGCCGGACAATCATACCCGCCGACCTGCGGACAGGGGTTGGTGAGCAGTCGCGGATAGAGTTTTTTTAGTGTTTTATTGAAAAAGAATTGCGCTCGCAGAGCTCGCTCCATTCTTTTTCAATAAAACATTCAGTGTGAATCCTGGTATTCCAGAGCTCGCTCCATTCTTTTTCAATAAAACATTGTCAATACCTCTGTGTAATCTCTCAGCGTTTTGATTTTGTCTTTCTTTGTCGTTTGGTTCGTTTTGACCGAACCTTTGTGCGACGACGATTGCGGAGAGATACTTTCTTGATTGTGCGACGCGGGCGGCGGCGGCGGCTACCACCATCCGCATCCGCATCCTCATCAACACCAGCACCAGAACCTTGTAGACAATCACAAGGGTCTAACGAATCGCTTACAAGTTCAACAGTTAGATCAGAGTCAACGAACGTTATAATACCAACATCCAAATGAACCTTAATATAAGAAGACGCACGTTGAGGAGAAGGAGTAATTGATGGGCCTTCTTCCAAACGAAAGTAAGATCTCAGGAGGTGGTGGTGACAATGAGGCGATTCCAGGTCTGGTTCCGCAAAGGGTAGACTCATTTTTTGTCTTTGAAATGTTGAATCCTGTTCTGTGGGTCTTGTCCCATATAACATTGTATTATGTTCTTTATTATACGAGATATATTCCGGTGTTTCTTCTTTATTTGGATGATTAAGAAATTCAACTTCAGAACAAGTAAAATCAAAAATAGATAATTCGTATTTTGAAACGCCTTGTGGTAATATAGATTTTAATACATTATCAATCATATTTACTATGTTTTTAAAAGGAATATAATTTATACATTTTCTAGCATTAAACTGAATTGAACACGTATTACTATTAGGTTCAAATATAACTTCACAACCATATTCGTTATAAGATTCTACTTTTTTTAATTCTGCGGTCACAACACCTGCATCTTTCGCCGATGATGACAAACGGTATTGTGGACAATAAAGCATTATAGAATTTATCGGGTCATCATTGTAAACTATAGAATACGTTTTTTCAGTGATATAATGAGTATGTTTATTCCATAGTACACGAGACTTATGCACTATAGCCTCACCACGTTCCAATTGTTGTTGACGATCATATTGTGAACCTGTACTTTCATCATTTAATTGTCTCATACCTTGAACGTGTCCTTCTTCAAAATTCTTGATTTCTTCCAAGCAATAACTGATATAATCTGGATTTTTTGTTGTCGCTTTATCATATCTTTGATTCATATTTTCTAAAAAAACGTTAGTGTTTTTATGATCATAATATGAATTGCCTAAAATGGACGGAGCATATAAGTGTTTACCAGCTTCCAAGACAGATGCTGTTAATTTGTATTCGTAACAATGAGGTTCATAATAATTGTCAGTATCGAGAGAATCATCGCCAAGCCCGGAAGGAATACCGTGAGGTATGGAACGTTTTTTACATTTCGTAACAGTGTCTTTCTTTTCAGTACTATATTCGGTTGGATCAATTCCGGCATGCATCATAATAAACGCTGCCACTACAATTGGCAATTGTGGTTCTTGTGCCGACTCCATTTCTGAATGTATCTATTATATATAGTATATATTATATAGTGAGACATAAACACCACACTATTCATTAGAAATGTCATTCGTATTCCCGTATCGGTTTTCTCTTTAGTTTCAGAAAGATTGGATTTGTATCTTCCTGAAATCGGACTTTCCGTGTATCCAACGTTTTTAGTGCGGGAGGAGGTGAAGGCATAGCATCATTAGATTGATTTATATCATTTGGGTTATATTCAGTGGGCTGCTGCTTCTGCGGTGACGGCATCGCTGCTTTTATTCTTTCGCCAATTTCATCCAGGTCGCGTTGACGTGCGGCGATTCTCTCGGCAATGAGTTTTTCTATATCATCACCGTCGGCTGCGAGTGGACTGTCGTCGCCATTACCGTCTTCATTGACTTTCATATCCGGGTGTGCCTTTAACCGCATCACTGGACGGGGGTCTCTCGGTATATCCGAAAAATCAATCTCAGGTGGACGTGGAACTTCAAAAAAAGATCTCATCTCTGCCTCCTTCTCTCGCATCTTTGTTTCAACCTCTTGGCGTTTCTGAGAATGAAAGTCCTCTGCATTGTATATCTCTCGCACGCTGCCTGTGAATCTAGATCCAGTATTCCCGGATTTAATCGCACTGATATCTCTCGCAAGTTTCGGAATATTCACGGCGAGAGATTCAATCGCAATCTTATTCAATTCTTTGAGAGAAAAAGAAGCAGCACGAATCCTGTCAATCTCCATCTTGATTTGCTTGGCCGCTTCATAATCTTCCGCCTGAATTGCGAGAACCTTACGTGCTTCCAGTTTCTCCAATCGCGCGAGTGGTGCCTCCATTTCTTCTATAGTGGTGCGGAGTTTCTTCGCGGTATCATAGTCTTCTTCTGCGATGGCGTGGCGTTTCGCGTGGTGGAGTTCTTTCAACCTGGCCGCGTGAAGTGATGGGATGGTCGCCGAGAGATTTTTTAAGATTCTCTCAAATACGTGTTTTATTTCTTCCGGTGTTACATTATCGGGGATCTCGTCAAATAGTCCTTCTTCCGCTAATAATGACCAAAGAAGTTCTTTATTTTCTTGTGATACGAGAGATGACATTATATAAACAATGATAACAAATGTTTATATAATTTATGGTAACGAACGACTGTTCTGCTTTGTGGAGGCTAGTCGGTCGTCAGGCTAACACCCCCACTAAAAGTCTACATTTGGCGTCGGAACTTTCTCATCCACATTGAAAAATTTACGCCGAAATCGTTGCATATACTTATCCGTTAGTTTCTTCTTCTTATCCAAAAAATCGTGAACAGTCATTTTACCAATGAGCATATGAATAATCATAAAAATAGAATAGACACCGCATTCTGTATTATTTTTTTGATGATGGATATCATTGATATATTCCTTAAAATCAATACCATTTGCAGCTCCCTGTTCACGCACCATCTTCATAAATGTTTGTATTCTTCGCTGGGGGGGGTCGCCTGTGCTGTCAAAAAAGAAGATGACCTTTGCGCGCACATCAATAAACATAGATACCCAATGCTCGCCCGGTTTATCGTGAGGGTCGGTGTTAAAAACAATACCAATTTTTGGTTTTCCATTTTTTATGTGTTTCATAATATCAAATTTACATAACTCATTCCATACACACTGACCGTCCTCAAGCACCTTGTCAAAATCTACGGGAGATGGCCCTATGAAAAGAAATGATGGGATTGCGTGTTCGTATTGCTTCAGTGAATTGGCGATATCAATACTTGAAAGCCACTCGTGAATGTTTTTCTTCCATTCTTTTGGAGCTTGCGGAGCAAATGTATAATGAAGCATCTCTTGGTCCATTCCAGATGAAGCAAAACTCTGGCGGAGCCAACACGCTTCTTGATGACATACGTGATTCATATTATTTTTTAATGCGGTCCATATTGCGCGGGGGTCCGAGTCTTGAATCTTCTGGTCTGGGTGGCGTTTATTCCAGAGTTGTTTCAACTTGGTGAGAGATTTTGATGAATAACACGAAAAATCCTTTGTTTCATTCATATCCGGGTCGGTCTCATCTTTTGGTGCACAACTAACTGCTTTGAATTTATGGTGGTTATCACCGTCTTCTATGACACTCATATCGTTAAATAATGTAATACTAAACTTATACTATTATATCATAAAAAATTGAACTAATTCTATTATATCATTTTACATTATTGTTTATCATAATGGTTGTAACAACTCGTTCTCGTTCTCGTTCTCGTTCTCAGTCAAGCTCCATTCGTTTGGCATCACCACCACCCCCACGTCGGCAATCTCGCATAAATATTCAAACTCCATCGTTTCGTGATGCCAATATTCACACATATAAAATATACACAGGAAGCGGAAGCGGAAGCGGAAGCGGAAGCGGAAGCGGAAGAAGAGTGATGGATGACGATGCATCGGCAGCAGCAGCAGCCGCGTTAGTTGAGATATCAACAGTGTCGGCCGATGATACACCCGCCGCCGTAGTTTGTATCAATCCGATGCATCCCATATCACAATACATCTATCATATGAATGTGTTTCGTGGCAATGTTTGTAATCGGTCGGCGTTCATTCTTTACAATAAAGTGAGTCGGCTCTTTCACGTCTATAGCATTATTTCAAATGATTCAGACTCTGATATTGGGAACAACCGTCCGACCACGATGATGGTTCACGCAAAATTCAAGTCCTATATATCGGAGACAATTATAACATATATAAATACATTGATGACCCCCCCATTTCCTGGAGAGGATGTTTCAATTCAAGAACAAATATTGGGCATTGTTATGCAGACTCGTGACTTAGAAGAGTCGGCCTTTCACGACGAATCTACCTATTATGATATAGAAAAATTACTACACGACGATTCTTCGCCGGAGACCGTAAATGGTCGTAAAATATTTCCGGTCATACCACAGCGAGAATATTCCTATTCTCAATATACACCAAAAATACTTGATTCAGTGCTTTTGATTATAGGTCAATCTGTATAAGTAATATAACATCATACTACGCAGCTCGTTTCATTATATCATTGTGATAATCTCGGATTTTCGGTAATCGTGATTTGATTTCTTCATCCGTATTTCCAGATGCGGGTTTCAATACAATAAAGTCATCCATTGTTTTTTTCCGAATACACATTTTGTTCGCGAAAGATAATATAGACTTGTTGTCTGGTGTCGTCGGTCTCGGGGAAGTAGTGTTTGTAGCGGATAGATTTACTTCGGGTTCTGGTAATAATTCATCTAAAACTGTAGGCGGTGTCATCGTCTCTTGGATTTTCTTATGTAAATTCTCTCGTGCATACGCTACATCATACGGCGCTTCTTCCGTGCGATTATCAGCTTCAACCATTTCAGTAATATCATTCCACTTTAAATACTCAATACACGACTTCAAATATTCTTGATGTGCACGGTTGATTTCATCATTTTCACAACGTTCATCAAACAAACCACGCGTCATTGCTAATATGCGTTCTTTATAATACACTTTTTCTTTATGAAACAACTCCGCAACTGCGTCGGTTGTATTCGCCATTGATTTTTTACATTTATCGTAACGGGACCGGTTTGCCATAACTGTGAGTGTCAGTTCGTTGAATTCATTCCATTCATCGCGGTAGTTTCGCATCTCACCCCCATCTTCTCGTATTTCTTCAACCATTTTACAGCAGTTTGATATGTTATAATAGAACAAAAATTTGGCATCTTTTTTTTTCGTATGATAACATATCAATAATTCTATTTATGTTCGGTTACGCATCATTAAATGCTCTTTCGCATTTGACGACGCAGTCGCGCGCGGGAGATAGGTGGGGTAGTTACTAGAGTTCGTATTGTTGGTTTTTTTGTTGTCTGTCCTAGACCCCCCAGAAAAACCCTCTGTAATATGTGAGAGATGAGCCTTTTGCTCTTCTTCTTTCTTTTTCTTCTTTAATTGTTCTTCTGGTATATAATTCGTCGCCGGCTCAACGATTGGACCGCCTTCACCCGTGCAAAACCCGTCGTAGGTGCAATGAAGTGTGCGAAGTTGAAACCGTGTAGAATTGTCAAATGTAAGTTTGCCTAAACCATTTGGATTCGGGTTCATTGGTGCGAAGTTTGATGCACCGTTATCAAATAAATACGGATTCGGTTGTTCTACAATACGACTATCCACGTGAACCATATAAAGATCGCTGGTTGAGTTCGGAACATATACCGCGCGGTCATTACGTTGAAGTGCGAAGAATTGATTTCGCAACGATGATTCTACATTGACACGTTCCGCCCATCCTAACCAGGGCGCCTTTGCATTTCCAGGATTGAAGACTGTCTCGGTAGTGAAATGTTGATAAGCTGGAATAGACACCGTCGGTGTAGGACGTGTCTCTAAAATTGGCATCATTGCATATTTGGATGAAAGAGGGCGAACATTGAATGCTGGACGAAGGGTAGCCGAAGGAATATTTCTCTCGGAAATACGTTGGTTAATTTCGCCAAGACGGTCGTGATGATTTGAATATGCTCCATTTACAACACCGTAAAAATCCATTACGATACTAATGTAGATGATATTATTATTGTATATTGTGAAAATAAATAACATAAATACATAAATACATAAATACATAAATACATAAATACATAATATATCATATCTCGTTATTGTTCTCATTCTAAAATGTGTGGTATATTCTATTTTCAGACGGTGGCACGACTTGCATTACAACAGTTGAAAACATTACAAGAATCGTTTATATTGTCATCTCATCGTGGTCCAGATAAGTCTGTATTTTTGAAAGACGATACTCGCGCGTGGGGATTTCATCGTCTATCTATCAATGGAATGGACCCGGCGTCTGACCAACCATTTTTCATTAAAAACTGTCGGTTGGTGTGTAATGGCGAAATCTACAATTTTAAAGCTCTCATTGATGAATTTGGATTAGAGAAAGAATATCAAAGCGGTTCAGATTGCGAAATTATTATCCATCTTTACAGGAAAGTTGGTATTCACGAGACAGTGCGTAAACTGGATGGTGTATTTGGGTTTGTATTACACGATTATGAGAGTGGAGCAACCTATGTTGCGAGGGACCCCGTAGGTGTTCGTTCACTCTTTATTGGAGTATCCCGACACGATGGTGCATTTGGAAGTGAGTATTCCGACTTGATGTGTGTCTCTTTGAACCCTGATTATTATGGCATATGCATTTCCAGTGAAATGAAATCGTTGAATGCAATTTGTGATACAGTCGTCCAATTTCCGGCAGGTTGTTATATGGAGTATCTTGGGGAAGAAAGTATTGATGGTAGTGCGACATTCCGGTCGTACTACGATTATGCGTATGTTTCATACGGAACTGAATCTGGAACAACCGTAAAGAAGACAAATGATGTATCGTTGTTGGAGTCGCAACTAAAATCGTTGTGTGTAAATTATTCATATTCGTATTCGTATTCGTATGCAGCGTCGGCGTCGGCGGCAGGTGATGAGGAGAATGAAGACACGATATGTGCAAATATTCGCGAATTGCTGACACAGGCGGTTGTCAAGCGTTTAATGAGTGAGCGACCAGTGGGTTGTCTTCTTTCGGGTGGTTTAGATAGTTCACTTGTTACTGCAATTGTTGCGAGAGAGTTGAAAAAGACTTCTCCAGATACGGTATTGAATACCTATAGCATTGGATTGGAGGGGTCGGTGGATTTAATATGGGCGAGACGTGTTGCCGAGCACTTGGGAACGTGTCATCACGAAGTATCATTAAAAGAAGATGATTTTATCGGTGCGATTTATGATACAATTTATCAAACAGAGAGTTATTGCACCACTACGATTCGCGCCTCTGTGGGGAACTATCTCATCAGTAAATATATCCAACAACAAACCGATGATGTTGTTATTTATTGTGGAGATATGTCGGATGAGGTTTTCGGGTCATATCGCGGGTTCTTGAAAGCACCTAGCGATTCCGAATTTCATCGTGAAAATGAGCGGATGATTCGGGACGTTCGGTTTTTTGACCTCCTTCGCTCAGATAAGAGTATAAGTGGTGCTGGATTGGAGGCTCGTGTTCCATTTGCAGACAAGGCATTTCTCGGGTATGTTATGACGATTCATCCGCGTTTCAAGCGTTTCAATGATGATAAAATGGAAAAATACCTACTTCGTCGGGCTTTTCAAGATTCGGGACTTTTACCCGATGAAGTTCTTTGGCGAAGAAAAGAAGCGTTCAGTGATGGGGTAAGTTCGGCAAATGGAGGTCGCACGTGGGTTCAAATGATTAAAGAGTATTCTGACCGTGTTGTTTCCGATGAAGAGTTTAACAATAAATCGCATTGTTTATACTCGCTTCACAATCCACCATATGACAAAGAAAGTTTCTATTATCGGCGTGTGTTTGAAAACATCTATGAAGGCCGCGGTGATATCATCCCGTATTACTGGCGACATCCATTTTGCGAGGGCGTATTAGACCCAAGTGCGCGTTTATTATCATTTTATGTTTCAGACCCGAATAATGCAGAAACGTAATATTATCTATATATTATACAAGTATTCTCTAACAAAATAATTTACAAAAACCATTTTATGAATACCATCAAAAATGCAGCAGAAGAACTCATTGTTGCAGTAGTGACTGGGATTCGCGACATTGTTAAACCTATATTCAGTAAATATACGATGTATTACAAATATATTGACTTCTTTTTGTATGCAAGTTATTTGCTTGTATTATTTGGGTTTTACAATATTCTACCCGAATATATTCCTTTGCTGCAAAAAGTAATATTGTATACTGCCGTATTTATTCTGTTACTTCGGTTTAATACCATATCGTGGACCAACCCCAAGTTCGCGTTTTTAGGCGGAAACACGTTCAGTGAATTTGACCGGCAACTTATTATGTATACATGTGTTTTCATTTTATTTACACATATCGTATCGGATACCGTTATAAATTATACGAAAAATCAAATCCAGCAGAAAATAGGAGAGCCAGTCAATGAGGCGGTGGTTCATCCGATTTATAATTATATCAATACATCTGATGGTAAATAATGGAATACGAATTGCCTCGGAATGCTCTAGTGAGGGGGGGGGGAGAGGGTCAGTCGTGTTTCGCGTAATTTGACGAAAAATTGAAATGTTTTGTCAAATATCTATAACAACGTAGACAACATTCATATACATCAAAATGGCAGCAGCAGCAGAATCAGCAGCGAACTACACTGGTATCGGAAGTGCTATCCAGAAGGAATTGGATATTATGATGGAAATTATGGAAGAACATCAGCACAACATACCTGAAGGCGTATATTTACGTGGAATGAATGCGCTTGGTTCTTTACATCGGCACAAGAATAATGCATTAGCCGCGGCTCAGGTGGCGGCGGCACGACCACAAAGATATCGTCCTGGTGATATCTTACGTTGCTGGATGACCTTGGATGAAATTAAAGAAGATAATGAAGAACTATACGACGAAATTATGAGCGTTGCCGACGCTATCGTCGTTGAATTGTGTGGCGAAGATTCAAGTATATACACGAGTGAAGAGTTCAACTTGGTTCATCGCGGCAATGAAATGGAAGTATTTCAAATGCTAGTCAACTACAAACCAGAAGAAGGAAATGCAGGATACGAAACATGTCCAATGATTCTGCATCACGCGATCCAGACCATTATGTCGCGGTTGTTTGACGATACACATCACGAACTGGAAATTGTGCGTCCTGTGAGTTGTTCGTGTGGGTGGCGTGGAGCAAAAGGTAATTGGGAACGGCACAAATCAAATAAACGCCATCAAAAGTGGGTCTCCGAAGAAAAGGAGCGCATATTTCAGGCAAAACTAGCGAATGCGAGAGAACACGTGGTCGCACGTAGAGATATTGGTGTTGTATTCCTTCGCGAACTGCATTCCACACCAGAAACACAAATTGCGACACACGAAGCGATTGTGGCGGCTGAAGCGGCCGGAGATAAGGTTATATTTACAAATACATTGTAAGGGGGTGGCGGTGGTGGTGTGGTATGTCACCTAATCCGAATCGTTTTATTACGCATATTCTTGATAGCAGTCGTTTTATCTATATAAAATACATTACCGGTATGATAATGTTCATTTGTAGAAGTAGTGGATAAAGGCAACCTATTTTTTTTGGAGTTTCTGGTACTCCTGCTCCTGCTGCTAGTAGCGGCTTTCCGTAGATGTGGACTTGATTGTGGCTGTGGCGGACCATCACGAAAAAATTGTTGAAGATGATACAAGATATATTTACTTATGATTTCGTCAATTTCGCGTGGATTCATTTTACGTTGATGTGCTTTAGCATCGTATTTCATATGATTTGCATATTTCACAAATAGGTTATGAATTTCAATGGAGAGAACTTGTTTTTTTACAGCGGATGGTGTTGTTGTCGCAACCGAGCTAACCGCAAATTTATCAAATACATCGCGATATAATGCACTATTTAAAAACCGCGTCACGAATATATGGAATGGAATATACGTATGATATGCTTGTAATTTGATATAATAGACGTGTTCGTCTTCCATTTTAGGATGATGCAAATCGTCTAGGAAACATATATCGGTATCAAGTGGAATTCGTGCACAACGAATCAAATCATTTACGGTCTTTTCTTTCGTAGTTCGTTGTGGAAATGCACTGGAAGATACTGATGTAGATGCATCTTGCGGTTTAAATCCGCCAATTGTATGGTCAAATAAAGGAGGCGTAATCGCAAGCCCACCGTCCCTAGTTTCGGAATGCAATGCGCGCAATTTATACTCAAAATATTTACGAATATGCGCTACCCACGTATCCGGACCCATATTATTCGTATATATCATCACTTTACTACACACATTTGCATTTTTCTTTTTACGGATATAATCTAGTATACGTAACATATTCGGGCGTATAATCTCTGGATACAAATCAACTAAATCATTAAAATGACGATACGATATATCCGGTTTATTGAAGTAATCATCTAATACGTGTGTGAATATAGAGAATTGAGAGAAATTTCCGAGGGTTTCATCTACATCAAATACAACGACCTTTGGGCGTATTTTTGTAGTTGAAGTCATTATACTATTATAATATTATGATATTATAGTATTATGCGAACATTACCGCAATATACGGATAGTGATATTGATGAAGATATGAAACTTACACGTCAAGATTATGTTAAAATTCTTCATCATTATCACCGCGATTCACGACCTCGCGCTTATTCAGGCATTTCTACAAAAACAATAAAAGAACGCGCCCAAAATATACTTGCTGAGAAATTGTGTCGCTGTATTAAACCACCGGTAAAAACACGTGCGCGAAATAGTCGCAACTCATCGGACGAAAGTCCACGCCGCATCGCATATTGTTCTCGTTCCATCTTTCGTAATAAAAATCTACGACATCACGGTTTTCGTTGTAAAAGCAAACGCACAAATAAATTACGCCCTCGCTTGATGCGTGATATAACAAAAACTGCGAAGAATGTAAATGTAAATCCATAATTCCGTCGTCTAGATGTTATCTTCATTATCCACATATTCTATCGCACGCAAGATAAGCAATTCCTCTTCGCTCAACCTTTGAAATACAATATTTAATTCAAATTTAATGTTGAATACAAACCGTTTCACATTTCGGATGGATACATTATGTATTCCTTCCTCCTCCAGGTTTTCACGAACGTTGAATAATATTCCGCCAAGTGTGAGATAGGGGCGCGTTTCAAGAGACCGTAATGGTATCCATCGTATCAATTGATTATGTTTCAGGTCATATGGGTTTTCAATCACGCGATACATTTGTAATTTTCGTTCAAACTCGGACATCTTTTCAGGTGTCAAATGTAGTGACGAGAGAATTTCGTGTCTTCGCATATGAATCTTCTTCAACGTCAAATTTGCAATTGTGTTATTCTCTGTCTTATTCATCGCAGATAATATCGCATTAATATCCAACGGGAATGTTGGTTCATCCAATACGGATTGAAGTAGGTCTTCGTCAGAATCTACCGCATAATCTGAATCCTTGACACTCGGATGGATATTTGAACCAACTGTTGTTGATGACTTATCTTCTACAATATCGTATTCGTCGTCGTCGTCGTCGTCGTCGTCGTAGTCGTAGTCGTAGTCGTTCAATTCTTCACTTGAAGTAGTAGCATCTATACTCTCGTCGTCATCGTCGTTTTCGTTTACATTCATTATCCGTTTTCGTGACCTAGACCGCGACCGACTACCTCCAACGGATGGTTTCATATAACCCAAGTCTATAACTACTGTTTTTTTCATATACTATTCCAATAAGTATTACGTAAGAATACATATATACAATGATGTTTATTTATTATATATTGGCGCTAATGTATATTTGACACGATAATGTTCAGTTTTTAGTGATATAACAATCATCCTTACTGAAAATTAAAGCATATATAGCATTATCTTATAACTTTTTGAAAAGTCAGTAAGGCGAAAAGTTGCGCAATCCGACGCAAAAATGGCGATTTTCATAGTTTAATGAAATTGTGTTACGACAACCCTGCAAGATTTTGAACGGATATCGTCGTTTTTTGAAAATTATGCTCTCGTCAGGCTAAAATGCGAAAAAAACGCGTTTTAAAAGTAAAACGGGCAAACCCGGATTTGGACATTTTTTAAAAAATACCATTTTACCCTTTTTGAGTTAGCGGGAAAAGTAGCTTTTTTATTTCTGGTGATGTGACTGAATATGGTGTAAATGTTGCCAAAATGTCAAAAGTGTCAAATTGCAAAATCAGACAAAACTGGGGTAAAATAAGACAAAATCAGACAAAAAGTGAGACTGAGATGTTCAGTTTTTGTAGTGAGAATGGCAACATTTAGACGAACCTATGGAGCCAATGTTGCCAATGACGTGGGGTAAAATGAAAAGTCAGTCAGCGGACACAGAATAAATAATAGAAGTATATTATACATTATACATAAAGAGAAGCATTATCTCTCGGAATATTGAATTTAAACCGGTGAAAAATGCCGCGAAAGTTTGCAGATTACTCCCGAACATATATCTATCAATTAACTTGTAAAAATACAGAGATTTCGGACTTATATATTTCGTATACAACCAATTTGACACAGAGAAAGTATAAACATAAGCGTGAAACTTTGGATAATTCGTATCACACGAAATTATACGATTGCATTCGGAAGAATGGTGGTTGGACGAATTGGAAGTGTAATATTTTGGAAGAATGTGTTTGTATCAATGAAATTCAAGCCAAGGATATGGCGAATTATTATATTATCAAAATGAAACCAAATTTGAACGATGAAAAAATGGACGAAACGCTGACAAATGAAACCAATGGAGTTGAAGGAAATTCCAATTATAAACCAAATATTTTTGCCGATGAAACGTCCGGATTGTCTCATTTGCCTAGTTTGGATAGAAAGATTCCAACTGAGATAATAACGAATAAGGGAAAGTATGTATGCCTTTGTAAAAAATCTTATGCACACCGGTCGAGTTATTACAAACATACTTCTACGTGTCTTCAATTTCAACATAAACAAACGTCGGCAGTGCATAATCTAGCGATGGGTATATCTTCCACGAATAATAATATATCGGTTTCTATTATTTCTACTACAATGACGACAACATCGGTTGAAGCTAAGCTTCCAAATACGATATCCGAGAGATTAGAAGAAGTAGCATCAACCCATAACAATATTCGCGAGGATGATGACTCTATGGAAATTGTGCGATATCGTTTCAAATCTAAAAAAACCGCGGAAAAAAAGGATAATGATATTATTTTTGATTATTTGAATGTAACTGAACCTGAAATATCTATTCAAATCTGTGAAAAACCAGAAAATGATAAACATAGTATTCATTATGATTCTGATAGTTCGTCGTCGTCGTCGTCGGCATCATCAGCATCATCAGCATCGTCGTCTGTAATGGACGACATTACCATTGATATGGATACGGATACAGATACTATATCTGCAATGTCATCCGCAACGGATGCTACAACATCAGCTGTATCTCAAATTCTAACTGAGCAAAATGAGAAGTTGACCGATTATATTCGGAAAATGATTTCGGCACTTACAGACGGCAAGAAACGAAATAAAAAATCTCTCGTGAATTCACTCGTATTTGAATTATTAGACCAGAACAAAACTCTACAAAAGCAAATTGTTGAATTAAGTAAAGAACGAAATATCATTGTGAATAATACCAATAATAATCAATTCAATTTGAACTTTTTCCTGAACGAACAATGCAAAGATGCGGTCAATATATCGGATTTTGTAGATTCACTCGAAATAACAATGGATGACTTGACGTATACACGGAACCAAGGACTGGTTGAAGGGATTAGTAAAGTGATGATTGACGGTTTAAAACAAATGGATTTGTATAAGCGTCCGATTCATTGCACAGACCAGAAACGCGATACTATTTATGTCCGGGATAATCATCAATGGGCGAGAGATGAAGGTAATGCGCGAATGCGTCAAGCGTTTATTGATATTGCAAATAAAGAATATTTTGCCATAAAAAAATGGATGGATTTACACCCAGGATGGGAGACGAATAGTAAGCTCCAGGATTTTCATCATAAGATGGTTAAAAATGTCCTTCACGAAATCAAAGATGACCCGATTGGTGAACGTAAGATTATGAAAAGTATAGAACGAGAGATTTTCATAGAAAAGTGAATCATTGCAATGATTGGTATCTCAGAATAAATAATGTCCCCAACTATGACCACGCCCTGGTTCACAATCTTCGCTTCCTAATTCCACAATAACCTTATTGGCAATACAGTCACTCCACGCACGATTCGGGCCATAATTCCACCCCATCAGCCAATTTTTAGTTTTCATTGTATCATCCATAATAACAATTGTATCTTTATGTGCGAGTTTCTTACAATTCATAATATCTCCATATGCGATAGGATAATCGTGCCCTCCATCAATAAAAATCAGGTCAAATGGTTTTGCAGTTTTTGAATACTCGGGAACAGTATTCAAACTATTCCCAATAATTAATGTATGTCTATTGGGGTATATCTTATCTATAAATTCTTTACCGTGTTTGAGGTAATCGTGATGACCTATATCAAAACTTACAAGTTCCATTATAGGATTGGATGATAAAAACAATTCTGCCGAATGTCCAGCATTAAACCCGATTTCCATAACACGTTTTACAGACGGCAAACTTCCCATCTTTTGTAAAAACGCGATTTGCCCAGGAACCTGTTGAGAATAACCTTCAGTAGGTGCAATATGATGACTTGCAAAGAATTCGTTTAGGGTTGGCATAATGATACGGTTATATAATATAAATTATAATTTACTTTATATCATATAATAAATAATGAAAGAGTAACATCAGTATTGTATTGTATTGTATTGTATTCGGCTATCTAAAACTTTGACCCAATAACTTCATTTGCGGCCATCGGTTCAAATGACATCATTCCACCAGGCATACCACCGCCTACGTGCTGTGCGTATGTGCTGTTGAAATGTTGCTGTTGTTGGGATGCTTGCGAGAGACCATAGTCAGCCGTGCCTGTATTGCGGTTGGCGGTTAATACAGGGTTAGGCGGGGCCATACCACCACCTACCATTCCACCTGGAACACCGCCAGCGTAAGGCTGGGAAAGAGGTTGCGTAATACGAACAGTTCCACCGCCAGAACCGCCTTGTGCGCCACCCGAACTAGAACCAGCGGTTCCATTGTAGCTTGTCTCACCACCAACTAACTCAATCGTGCGGTCTACAATAATCTGCACCTTCTCACCCAACTTTGTCTTGATACTCAAGAGAATCATCAATATTCCTAAAATTGTGGTAGTAAAGTTGAACTCGCTGTATCTGTACCCAGAGTATGTTGGGATGTATGTAATCAGGCGATGGATAAAGTAAATGAAGACAAACATAAAGATAATTTGACCAAGGATTTCTACTAAAATCATTAGGGTTGCTTTGTGGTCATCGGGTTCAGGAACATAGGTTCGTACTAAATACAACATTATGAGGATGGGAATGAAACCAACAATCGTATATTGGACAATATTTAATAAAATACCTTGTTGCTGTTCGTCTAAACGAAAGACATGGTCTACAAATGAACTACCACGTTTCGTTCCTTCCTTTACGGTTTCTTCAAATGCTTCCATTGGAGTATATATATAGCAAGGAATATTATATAAACGATTGAATTTGCAGGTCTTGAATGGAATTAAACAATTTACATTATAGATATTATTCAACCGCCATAATAAATGCTTCGTCGTTTTTCACGTATCAATAGCGTTCCGCATTACCACATTCATCGTGTCAATGTATCAAATAATGATAATGATAATGATAATGATAATGATAATGATAATGATAATGATAATGATAATGTAACAAGTAACATAGAAGCTATAAAAGAAGTGAATAACACCAGCCGCGTATTCATCCACCCACACGCAGAGTATCAATACCTAAATCTCATCAATGATATTATAGAGCAAAATCACGAACAAGTGGGACGAAATGGCAGCACATTTTCTGTATTTGGTGCTGGAATGGTATTTTCGTTAGAACAAGGTTGGATTCCGATACTTACTACCAAAAAAATGGCGTGGAAGACATGCCTCAAAGAACTTTTGTGGTTTATTCAAGGGAAAACTGACAATCGCCTTTTACAAGATGTCGGTGTTCATATTTGGGACGATAATGCATCACCGGATTTTATGGAATCGCGCGGTCTCTCGCATTACGCCGAAGGCGACCTTGGCCCCATTTACGGGCACCAATGGAGACACTTTAATGCTAAATATGAGAATTACGAAACAGATTACACTGGAAAAGGTGTGGACCAACTCGCTGAGATTATCCGATGTTTGAAACATCCTACCGAGAGATTTTCACGTCGTCTTATTATGTCTGCGTGGAATCCGTGCCAGTTAGATGAAATGGCACTACCACCGTGCCATATTCTGTGCCAATTTAATGTAGACAACGAAAATCGTCTTTCGTGTGCTTTATATCAGCGAAGCGGTGATGTAGGTTTAGGAGTTCCATTTAACATTGCATCGTATAGTTTTTTGACGCATCTAATCGCCAAACATTGTGGTTTAGTTGCACACGAATTCGTATATCATTTAGGAAATGCACATATATACGACGAACATATGGATACCCTCAAAACACAATTATTGCGTTGCCCGTATCCTTTTCCGAGAGTTGAAATTGGAGTTTTGAGAGATAATATTAATGATTACAAATTTGAAGATTTTCGCGTATTGAATTACCAGAGTTATGATTCATTGAAAATGACAATGCGAAAATAATATAGAATTAATGTGTTGTTACATTTTATAATCTTTACGAACGAAATGAGTGGTAATGCAGCATTGTCAGCAGCACGAAAGCGTAGAGCATCATCTACCCCTATGAATTCTGGAAACGTAAATACACAAACTTCTGGTTATTATAATCGTTCAACCCCTACTGTTCAACAGCTTATGAATCAGCCATTTCCGGAACAACACAATGAGAGGTTAAATGGGTCATCCAATAGAGAGCATATCCAAACCCTCCCCATAAACATATATGAAAATATAGAATTGATACGACAGCAAATTCTGGCGCGAACCAATATGATGCAAACTCAAGGTAGTGCGATACCACCAGATAGAATGCGAGTTCTTCAAAAACAAAATGAAATTCAAACCCAAATACTTCAACAAAAAATTGCAATCGCACAACAAATGGAACAAGAAGAAAGACTAAAGGTTCAACACCAAGAGAAAGAAATACAACAACAATTAGTTATACCTTCTATAAATGAACCAGAGTTCATATATGAAAAAGGAATACCACGAAAGAACCCGAAATATAAAACCCCGGCTGAAATAGAAGCGATGAAAGAAGCGCAGGCGATCGCGCACCAGGTGCAAGCCCAGGCCCAGGCACTACATAAATCCAAATCTCTCGGGGTAAGTCATATACATATGACACCTTTTGTGAGTATGATATCTGACAGTGGTGTAATACCACCTCCAATTGTTATAATGAAAGCTCACGATGTCAAACTACAAGAGCACAATAACGCGATTCAACATCTTATTCGTCAGATGGATGAACTTGTAGAAAATGTTTCAAATACGAATACACATATACGAGAATCAAAGAGCGATTCAAAGACAATCATTCAAACCCACGACGACCACGACCACGACCACGACCACGACCACGACCACGACCGTGACGAGGATGAACCAGAGCTATTAATGGAAGTTGTTATGAACGATTTAACGAATAGTCGCGAATTTGTAGAAGGTATTGTTGATAAGATTGTCAATGATACCAATCTCTCGGAAGTGATTATGAAGATTGAACCACTTGTGAAAGAAAACCAAGAATTGCGAAGTCTCATCCATTCACAGCAACAAATGATGAACGAAATGAATACACTATTGTTGCGATTATTGAATAAAAATAATACATCATCTGTAATATGTGATGAAGAGTTGCCGGAATCTTATATAGAACAAGAATCAGAAAAAGACGAGACATTGGATGTAGATGGATTATATACATCGGATATTCGCGAAATTGTATTGTCAAATTATGAAAATGATAACAAAGAATCATATAATGAACCGGCTCATATTATTGACGAACCTGAACCCGAACCCGAAGCTGAACCTCAACGTGAAATGTGCAGTGAAGACAAAACCCACATTGTAAATGATACATATCGTGACGAAGAAGCGTCGACGATGACGACGGAAGAAGCCTATGACACAGAAATGCCACATTTTCCTGAACAAATTGCACTGGTTGTCTCCGAAATATAACCAACTACGCGTAAAAAAAAAGAAGTATAAATATGAATATGTAATAGTATTCATATTTACAATGATAGTTATTTCTATTTTTATTTTTTGTATTGTATTATTCTTATATTTACATATCCATTTTCATTTGAAACGAAGTAATGATTTAGAAGTATATGAAATAGAACAACCGTCAAAGCAGCGTTTAGAAGAAGTATGTGATATACGACAACCAACTACATTTGAGTTATATAATGAAAATCTACTTTCACAATTGTCATACCAAAGTATTCATACCAATTATCGCGCATTTGACATTCATATTCGTGATGTTAGTAAACTTCCAGCAGTCACCAACACAAAAAATGAAGATACAGTGAAAACAATCCAAAAAGGAACAGAGAATGATGTCGTATTATATATTCCAGTTACATTCAAAATCGCACACGAAGTCCTCAAAAAAGATACAGAAATGAAATATATAAGCGAATGCAATGCGGATTTTATAGAGGAAACTGGACTTATTAAAACATTTCAATTAAACGATGAATTTTTGAGACCTTATATGGTGTCTACGTGTATGTATGATATTATGATGGCATCTTCCGAAACGACAACTCCTCTTCGTTATGAAGTAAATTATCGTAATTATTTTCTTGTATCGCAAGGAACCATTAAAATACTATTGATTCCTCCCAAAGATACGCGATATTTATACCCTATCCACGATTATGATATTTTAGAATTTAGATCACCAGTAAATCCTTGGAAAATTCAACCCGAATATCAGGATGATTTTGATAAAATTAAAACACTTGAAGTTGAATTATTTCAGGGAATGGTGATGTTTATTCCTGCATATTGGTGGTATAGTATAAAATTTATCGGTTCTGAAACAAGTGTATGCACTTTCAAATACCGAACACATATGAATACACTGTCTATTGCACCGCAACTGATGATGAATATTCTTCAAAATATGAATATAAAACGCGATACATTAGAAAAACGCGCCATCGTAAAAAATCAATTTAAAGAAACAACGAGTCATTCCCGTGAAGAACCAAAATATAGAGTGTCTGAACAAGAATACTCACCTGCGATTGAAGAACAATATTTACCCAAATCATTGCGTGGCACCCATAATAACCCGTATAGTATTATGAATTCTGTTACTGAAAATATATCGTCGCAACCACCGGAGCGAAATGTAACAGATAGTGTATCTGATTTAGAAACGAATATCGTGTCGTCTACAGCATCTTCCTCAACAACGGAATATAATTCACCTCAACACGAGGTTACGCTACAATCTCCCACAGTAACAACCTCAACTATTTGATTTCATATTACAAAGTGCGTCGCATACTTCTGCAATGGAAATACCATCTTCAGATAACATTATAGTAAATAAATGATTCAGTTTTTTATCAGATATCGTATCCAATATCAATGATGAAACATACCCATTATTCATAAAAAAATAATTAGGATATTTATAATAATAATTATAACAATCACGATAAATATACATCGTAATAAACATTAAACCAAGTGACCATACATCGTGTTTGAACTGTAATGTTCTCCAATGATATTTAATTGAACGAGACGTATCGCGAATATTTTTGAATTCTGGATGGCAATAGGGTATTGTTCCGCCAGTTCCAATTCCCTTTTCATTTATTCCTGATAAGCCGAAATCAATCAAATATACAGTGAAATTTTTACATTTGTCAGGGTGACTCATATCAAAATTATCGTGTTCCCGTATTAGAATGTTATCCGGTTTGATATCACCGTGAACGATAGAATGTGTATGAATATCACGTAATAACTTGGCACATTTATAAAATAGATGTATGAAAAATGGTGTTTGTATTGTGGAAAATTGACTGTATACAGAATTTCCTATATTTTCCTTCACCCAATTATATAATGGCAGTGTTTCTTTTTCATAATGTTGTATACTAAATGAAATGGATTTTGAACGTAATTTATTATAACAATTTCTGGATTCCTCATTAAGTTCCTTTACATCTGGATGATTGTCTGCATCGTCATAATATGTGCAGTTACAAGTATGTGAAACGCAATCGCATATTTCATTACTCGTATTTTTTTTGATATTTGTATAAATTAGAAAAGGTCGTATAATATTACTATTATTATTATTATTATTAGAACTAGCATGTAATGCATTAACTACCACGTCTTCATTGATAAAACTATACGGCGAATCATCAATACGAATAATATATTCACCGTAACGAAAAACGCCGATATATTGAATGTTTTTTATGCAACGATACTGTTTGTATTCTTCAAATAATGATTGATAGACGTTGTTCGCGATAATGATATACAATAACCGTAATTTTATTTTTATAATATCGGAAATTTCTGGAATATTAGAAATCGCTGCTTCATATCTGGGTTCTAGTACTATATGTTCTACATCAATATTATGTATATCCATAATACGAAGAAGTTTTTGTAGTTCGTAATCATTGTCTATGATTGTAGTGTCAATTTTTATGCGAAATAATGTGCGGAATATTACGGGACTTGGCGGAGGAGGTAATGGAGTATCGTCGTTGTTGTCGTCTCGTTGAACTGTTATCTCATCACCGCATTCCGGATATACCGTCATTATATCCGAGCCAAAAACGACCTCGTATTGACGTTTTCTTACATTATATCTATTTTTTAATTTGTCGTTTATGATTTTTTTTATTTTGGAAATAAATGATAACATATATGGATATATAATTTTGTGTCTATATATGTTATTTATGTTTAATATATGTTCAGGCGCCAAATGTGCTTTCCTGGCAATACGAAACATATAAAAATCCATCAGCGTCTTTGTTTTCATCATATATGGTGCCTATCATAGAAGTGATAGGATACATTTTATTATTGATAAACATAAAAAGGGCCTTTTCTGGCGGAAAATGAATACGCTTTCGGATGATTTGCTGAAGTTGGAGTAGTGTTAATTCTCTCGGAGTAATATACTTTGATTTGTCAATCGGATACATATCTCGGTCATTCTTGGCTGGCTGAACAATAAGTGGAACACGGTCGGGGTATTTTTCCAGAATAAACTGTGATTTTTTAACACGTTCCAATTGGTCATTTGTAAGATGAGGGGATGACGCTGTAGCAGTAGATTGGGAATGTATATGGACAGTCTGTGTAGTCATTTCTGTGTATTGCGGCTGTGACGTAAATGAAGGCTGTAATATTCCAGGCACGGAGTATGAATTCGTAATGTTCATTATTGATTCTATAAAATTAGGTTTATATAACAATATGCTAAAACATATTTTATGGTAAATGTTTATATTCTTGTAAATAGGAATTGAAACTACTTTAAATTGAATATAATTTGGTGATTTTAATACTGTATCATTATACGCATACACATATAGCCAAGGTGATTCAAAATGAAATCGTTATCTCACGATATTCGGAAATATACGACAGTGATAAAAAAAGAGACACAAGAACACAATGATGCCGCAGAGGAAGTAATATCTGCAAGTAGTGAAAAACCAACCGGAATCAATGCAAGTATGTCACCTGAACAAATACTCGCATTTGACAAATATAAATCGGGTCAAAATGTGTTCATCACAGGACCGGGTGGAACTGGTAAATCCGCTCTTATCCGAGAGATTTATAAATATGCGAGCCAACGCGGTCATAATATTCAAGTGTGTGCATTGACCGGATGTGCTGCCGTGATGTTGGAATGTAAAGCAAAAACGATTCATTCTTGGGCTGGAATTGGTCTCGCGAACGGTGATATTGAACGCATTGTAGACCGAGTAGATAAGAACTTTTTCAAAAAAAAGGAATGGCGAAAGACACGCACACTCATCGTGGATGAAGTAAGTATGATGTCAAAGCGTTTGTTTGATGTATTAGACCTTGTCGGTAAAAGAGTCCGAAACTGTAATTCTAGGCCATTTGGAGGAATCCAGTTGATATTTTGTGGTGATTTCTACCAGCTTCCACCCGTAGGTGTTAATACAGAAGACCCTGATAATGCGCGGTTTTGTTTTGAAAGTGAAAGTTGGTTTCACACTTTTCCTAAAGAAAACCACATTCAGTTGAAACAGATTTTCCGTCAAAATGACCCGACATACTGCCAAATATTGAATCAAGTTAGGGAAGGACGGATTACACGCAAAACAGATGAAATTCTTAGGTCACGTATTGGAATCATTTTACCAGATGTATCGGAGGATGGAACCCCTCAGACGAAACCTACGATACTTTATGCAACGCGGTCGCGCGTAGATGAAATTAATCGTCTTGAAATGGAAAAACTGACAATACTAGACCCCGATAGTCCAGATTATCGGTATGAATTGAAATATGTGACCGACCTTCCCTTGTCAGAAAAGGAGAAACAGATTCGGTCTTCACAATCAAAAGAACGCATTTTATCTGAATTGGCTTCTCTTAAGAATAGTATTTTGTGTGATGATATTGTTCATTTGCGAGTAGGAGCGCAAGTAATGTGTGTTGTAAATATGGAAGAAGCTGTAACGACATCTGTTACGCCTATATGTAATGGAAGTCAGGGTGTGATTGTGAGAATGACGGAGTCAGCGTTACAACCATTACCGGTTGTTCGGTTCAATAATGGATTGGAAATGACAGTGAACTATCATACGTGGATGAGTGAAAATATACCGGGTATTGGTGTATCTCAGATTCCACTTATACTTTCGTGGGCAATAACTATCCACAAGAGTCAAGGTGCAACATTGGACAGATGTATTATAGATATAGGAGAAAGGGTATTTGAAGCCGGACAGAGTTATGTCGCACTGTCGCGAATCAAATCATTGCAAGGAATGAGTATTATGAGTTATGACGTATCACGGATTATGGTGAATAAGAAGGTAAAGGCGTTTTACGCTAGTCTAGATGTTACTAATTTATGATAGAAGTTTACTGTTCATAGAAAAGAAAAAAGAGAGAAAAGAGGTAAAAGAATAAGAAAAAGAAAAAATTGAAAAGAAAAAGAGAGAAAGAAAGAAAAGAAGCGAAGATGGAAAGAGTATTGCGAAAGTTGTGCGAGTGGACGGGAAAGAGAGAGGAGGAGATGAAGAGAGAGTTGTTAAAAGAGATGGAAGAGATGGAGAGAGAGGTGGAAGCGATGAAGGAAATACTGAAGGCGAAAGGAAAGAAAGGAGCGAAGACAGGAGCAGCAAAAGAAAGAACAAAAGAGACGGAAGAGTCACCTGCTGCCGTGGCTCCCAAAGAAGAGGATAAAAAGACGGAAGAGCCGAAGGCGAAAGGAAAGAAAGCGACGAAGACAGCACCAAAAGAAACAAAAGAAGAAACAAAAGAAGAAACAAAAGAAGAAGAGCCGAAAAAGACAGAAGAGCCGAAGGCGAAAGGAAAGAAAGGAGCAGCGAAGGCTGCACCAAAAGAAACAAAAGAAGAAACAAAAGAAGAAGAGCCGAAAAAGACGGAAGAGCCGAAGGCGAAAGGAAAGAAAGGAGCGAAGGCTGCACCAAAAGAAACAAAAGAAACAAAAGAGACGGAAGAAACAAAAGAAGAAACAAAAGAAGAAGAGGATAAAAAGACGGAAGAGCCGAAGGCGAAAGGAAAGAAAGCGAAGAAAGAAACAAAAGAAGAAGAGGATAAAAAGACGGAAGAGCCGAAGGCGAAAGGAAAGAAAGCGAAGAAAGAAACAAAAGCTCAAGTAGCCGCCCCCGAAAAGAAAGAAGAAAAAAGAGAAGTAGCCGAAGAAGAAGAAGAGAAGAAAAATGAGGATAAGGAACTGGAATGTGAAGCGGAGGAAGAAGAGGTGGAGGTGGAAGAGTTTGTGTATCAAGGAGTGAAATACCTGAAATCTTCAAAAGGAGTAGTATACGACGCGGAGACGAGTGAAGAGATAGGCGTGTGGAATGAAAGAAGCCAAAGACTAGAAGTGGACTAAAGAAAGGAGAAGGTAAATGAGGTAAGTATTTTTTTTGAAGAAGTAAAGAATAAAAAAAGTGTAATACCGACGACAGGTTTCGATCCTGTGACCTCTGGGTTATAAGCCATAACCATCCCCAAAACGTACCACCGAAGTAGTAGATAATTAGGAGACGGTGTTTTACAGCGCTCTGCCTCTGAGCTACATCGGTATGAGCTAGTTTAGCGTCACGTAGCGATTGACGACTGGTTTCTGTAAAGCCAGCAAAAGTGAAATACCGGAGATAGGGTTCGAACCTATGTCCTCGTGGTTATGAGCCACGCGCGCTGCCTCTGCGCCACCCCGGTAGAATAGCTCAAATGAAGGTAGAGCAGACCTGTTCCCGGAGACAGGGATCGATCCTGTAACCTCGTGGTTATGAGCCACGCGCGCTTCCATTGCGCCACCCCGGGTAAAGACTGACGAAGAACATTAAAGCATCGCCAGTACCGAATCGTATTACATTAGAGACACGACCGGTGATATAAGTAGGATAATGAGAAATGAGAATCAATATTATTTGAAATGACTGGAAAATGGGATATCAAGATAAAAGTATGAAAATTAAAAAATATTGTATGAAGTCATAACCGATATATAACATCATCATATGATATAGGGTGAAGTCTTTAAGTATGTGTAGTTAGAGAGATGAAGGTGTATAAAATAAGAACCGTGGATAGTTATGTGAGTGATTTCCAGAGAGGTATAATGGTAATGGTAAAACGAAATGTAATAGTCGTGAATTGTATCTGCCTTTTTTGTTCCGGCTTTTAAACAGAATTTCTTGAATGTAGAAACGTTCAACATGAATATTTCTTTATTGTGACCACCTCTAGTGTGGTCGGATTGCTTTCCAGGCTTCGTGAGCAATAATTTATAATCTTTATCAATGACAAATTGTCGTTCCAACAGATGTTTTGAATGAGCTTTATTTGAAAATCCAACCCACTTCCAAATATCATCCAAATCAATTACAAAGTCAGTATTTGAATCATATTTTAAAAAACAATAAAAACTAGAAACGAATAGTTGTTGTTCAGTTTTAGTAAATTTCTCCTGTATTTTAGTGAGGAGTTTGTTTTGGTAAGTGGCCGATAACGTAGTTATCGGATTGTTTTCAATCAAATCAACGATGTTAAATGATTCCATTGTTATACATTATAACAGTCTATATATATAAATTGTTTAATGCTTTTATTGGCGTTAAGCGAAAGCGTTATACGCATACGCGTTGTTGGCAATATGAAAACCAACAGCGAGATAACGAGACGATAATATGAGTCAAATATGGTTATGTCACTCATTTCGGGTTAGCGTATATGAGTGTGGTGGGGGGGGGCGCGCGCCGCCGCCGTAAGAATGGACCGGCGATAGCGGCGAAATGAGCGAAGCGAATGAGCAGAGAGTGAGAATATACGGAGATGACATAGTGCCGTGCCGTCGTAGGGGGCGGAACCCCAAACCAACAAAAAATATACCGCGAATGATGTATAATGTAAAGGAATAAAAAGGGCGGCAACAAATCGGAAATGAATCGGGTGTTTCTGGCGAGATAACACAGATTAAAAATGTAAACGCCGAGAGATTTCTCTCGAACATCATAATATCAACAATAAAAAAGTCGTTAAAGGAGGAGAATTGGTTCCCCCTGATGGTCGAGCCCATAAAGTTGACTAAGTGATTCCGAATCAAACAGCCGATGCGCTAGCCGTTGCGCCATTCAGGTTGATGCATTAAGCGTCGGCACCTCGACGAAGGAACTTTGTATCATCTATCCGTGACGGACCAACACCCGCAATGTGAATTGCGATTAGGTGAGATAGACGAAAAATATTCAATTTTTTTTGAGAAATCATAGAAAATACGCGGATATTGATTACAATCAAATCTCTCAAACATCATAAAAAAGAAGTAAAAAAAAGGACGGCACCCCCCGCCGCCGTAAGTTCGTTGTTCTTAGTAGTCGTCATCATCAGCAAATATATCAAGACAGGAAGAACAGACACAAACCTCTTCATTGTGACCGATACAGTGACACTTGGGAACGAAATTCCAGTCAATTTTGTCGGTAAGACCAGAGCCACAGAAGAAGCAACTGCCGTGTGAAGGCAGAGAAGAAGGCCGTGGAAGCGCAGGAAGAGAATGCAAACGACAGCCGTAATGAGAACCGGAACGCCGAGAGATGAAATTCGTGATGGCATTGTAGAAATCCAAAGAGATAATACGGTCGTCGCGCAAGGATTCAAAGGTAGCAAGAGAGAGTGCATTGACAGAATGAAGGATACGATGACACTCCCGAAGTTTCAAAAGAACAGCACCGAGAGAAGGAAGACGAACCCAACGAGAACGAATTCTCTCAAAATGGTTTTCAGCAAAGTGAGAATGACAGACAACCGACCGGACATATTCACAAAGAATAGTCCGAAGATGAGGAGCGATATACTTGAAAGAAAGACGACGTTCAGAAGGAAGCGACCGGTGAAACTGGAAATAACCACGAATAATAATATCAAAAGCATCCTCAGTCCAGACGAAACGTGACCGACCATAAAGTTTGCGCTGAAAGAGTCCAAGAAACTGCTGAGTCATTTTTTGTGAATGTTAAACACTGTGCAATACAAAAAGAAGATGAAAAAGGATTTCAATTTTATTGCGAGTGTGAGCACTCAACAATTATGATAGAAAAAAACATCATCAATCACTATCATATTGTTTTTTTTTTGTATGTCAATTCATCATATAAAAGTTACTTACCACACAGGTGTGTTGTGCAGGTGTGTCTAATGTGTTGTTGGAGTTATAGGTCGTCCGTCAAGTCAGTTGCATCCGAGTCCATCGTATTGAACCCGACTGCTGCGAAGTTGCAGGAAATACTCGTGGCACGCATTGCAAGTGATAACGAAGGCGCCATTGGGACGGGGGTCACATACAAAGTCGCTTTTGTCGTCAAGCCCAGAATCACAGTGAGCACAGAGCCCAAACTTGAACAGAACACTCTTCTTGTCACGTTCGTCTTTCGTGAGATTCATAAAGGGAACGTGCGGGATGGTGTAGGCATCATCGGCGTTAGCTGTAGGAGAGAGGTCGTCAAAGAAGAGTTCATCGTAGTGCTCATTATCATAAGCAGAACCCGATGGTGAAGGTGAAGGTGAAGTCCAGAACCCGGTTGAGATGCAAGCAGTAGTAGTCCAGTAGTTGTTTGCAGTAGTAGTATCCATATCGTTCGTTCGTTCGTTCGTTCGTTCGTCTAATCTTGGTGAATACCATAAGGGGAAAGGATTAAAAAGTATTTCAATTTTTTTAAAATGAAACGGAGCAACCAAAATCATAAAAAACAAAATGTAAAAAAAAAATCAATGAAAAAAAATGGCACATACCCCCCCCCTGTGCCAGAAAACAGAAAACATTAAAGCGTCATTTATATTACCAGAATCCTTTTTGTGAAAGCCGAATCCGCATCTGCGCCGTAAGAGCTTCAATCATAAGACAGATAGAGACAGGGTTGGGGTCGTTATCACCAAGTCCGAGAGCACAGCGTGAAGCAGCAATTTGCTGGTCAATAAACGCGGCTTCTTCAGCAATAGCAGCACGAGCACAATGTCGCACCGAATTGTCTTCAGAACGCCGAGCAGCAGCAGCAAGTTTGCCAGCAGCACGGGCAACCTTGGCAGAAGCAGCTTTTTCACGCTTCAATGCAGCCCCACGGCGGGCAGCACTCATATCCTTATTATTATTAGCAGCAGCCATTTCGTAACGTTCGTTCGTAAAGCGATGTATTCCATAATATCAAATAAAAGTATTTCAATTTTATGGAATGTAAGAGTGTATATAGATATAATACAATTTATCAATTTTATCAATATATATCGTGTATAATTTTGTAACCCATTTCCCGTTTTCCTACTCAAATCCGGTTACCGATATAGAACAGGAAATAGGTTTAAAATGAGGCGCGGGATAGCGACCCCCCCCTATGGGGGGGGGAGGTGGGTGGTGGCGCGGATTGCCGGGAACGACGTATCCGACAGT